GTAGCAGCGGCAGACGACCTTCTCGGCGCGTAAGGGGGTTCCAGAATGGCAACGACCGGCACGATAACCGTCCAGGCCATGATTGAGGGCGCGCTGATCCGGGCGAATATTCTTGCGGCCAGCGACCAGATCCGCGGCGACGACCTCCAGGACGCGATGAAGGTGCTAGACGACATGCTGAAGGCTATACAGCCTAACGGCGTGACGATCTGGCAGCAGACCAGCGGCTCGATCACTGTAACCAACGCCACGGCGTCCTATACGATCAGCGCGCGCCCGCTGAATCTCGACGTGGTGAACTGGAAAACCAGCGACGGCATAGAAAGCCCGATGCTCAAGCTCACCCGCAAAGAGTATTACGAGCTTCCCGACAAGGACAGCGCCGGCAGGCCGAGCCAATACTACTACGATCGGCAGCGGGAGCAGGGCGTTCTCTATGTCTGGCCGGTGCTTGCCACGGCTGACAGCCAGACCATCGAGTGGATCGGCACGGGGGAGATGTCGGATATCACCGACAGCACTGCGACGCTTGAGATACCAGGAGAGTGGCGCGAGGCAATCGTCTACCAGCTTGCGTCTCGTCTTCAAGATGAATACGGGCGCGTTAATCCGCGGATCGACGCCCGCGCAGCCGAGGCTTTGGCCTATGCGCAGGGGTTTGATCGCGAGAGCGTCTATTTCCAGCCGGAACAGTATTGATGATCAACGACTGGATCGACGTGATCCTGCACGTTGTCATAGGCGCCGCGGCGTCTGCGCTTCTTGCCTGGTTCATCCCGTGGTGGGCCGCCGCCGGCGCAAATTTCCTGTTTTGGTTCGTGCGTGAAGCAGTGCAGGCGAAACACGCCGCCTGGCGGTTGTGGTCTGGACAAAAGAAGGCCGAGGCATTCGCGCCCGCCATTGCGGGGCTCGCGGCTGCGCTACTGGTGGAGGCTGTCGCTTGAACGCTCTTAACGATTACCTGCGCCGGGGCGACCGCGCCATCGAATACTACATCGGCCCGCACGCTTATGGGGCGCTCACCAGCGCGCTTGATACGCTTTCCCCGGTGCAGGACTACCAGTCGGTGCTGCAAGGCGCCCAGCAGGCCGGTGAGGGCATCGTTAGCGGAGATTGGCGCGAGATGGCAAAGGGCGGCATGGGGACGCTTGCAGGGATTGGTGCCGTCATGCTTCCGGGCAATCAGCGTCCGGTGATGGCTGCGGCAGATGGCCGGCGCGGCATCACGGCCTATCACGGCAGCCCGCACGACTTCGACCAGTTCGACATAAGCAAGATCGGCACGGGCGAGGGCGCGCAGGCTTACGGACATGGGCTGTATTTTGCTGATAAAGAGGGGGTGGCGCGGTCTTATCGGAATGCTTTGGCAGGGAAAGCAAGCCCGAAATCGGGTCAATTTGAATTTTCAACGTCTGGCGAATTTACGAGCATCGGAGAATTAACTGGAACGCCCGAGCTTGGATTGGAATCAACTGTTATAAAAGATGCTTTTGCCAAGGTTTCCGGCGCGCCAGACGCGGGGGAAGTAAAGTCTGCAAAAATATTTGATTTGATAGACGAGCTTTCTGCTAAAAAAATGTCTGCGCCGCGGCACGAGCGTAATATTTTTGATTCAGCAATTGAAAAATTATTGATTGCAGGCGAGCATTCTGACGAATTGTCAATTAAAAACCCGAAAAAAGGCATTATGTATAAAGTCCACATCGACGCCAATCCTGAGGACTTCCTTGATTGGGATAGGCCGTTAAGCGAGCAGCCGGAAGCGGTTAGAAAAATTGCTCAACCTAGAATATTCAAAAAACAAGACGGAACTTTTGAAGCGTATATGGAAGGCGCTAACGGGTTCCCAAAAACATTTTCTGGGGCAACCGCAGAAGAAGCCACGGCGAAGGCGATGGAAGGATTGACCGGAGCGCATGCAGTGAAAGGCGCCGGATATTCTCCCGAACTTAACGCGAGAGTTTTAAAAGAAGCCGGCATCCCCGGCATCCGTTATCTGGACCAAGGCTCGCGCGCGGCTGGCGATGGCTCGCGCAATTATGTCGTGTTCGATGACAAGCTGATCACGATCCTGAAGAAATACGGTCTGGTTCCCGCCGCTGTCACGGCTGGCATGGCGCTAAACACTCAGGACGTGCAGGCAGCCGTCACATCGGCGTGGGGCGACATGAGCCGCGAGGATCGCCGGAAATACCTTGAATCCCAGGACATGATACCGGAGACCGCTGACTAATGGCGCGCATACCTGCAATGGCGACGACTGGCGCGGCTCGAGGCCGGTCGCGCGTTGGTTCCGGCGGCAACCTGATCAACTTCTACGTTGAGCAGTCACCGGAAGGCGCTCGCAATGGCGCATGGCTCAACGGAGCGCCGGGGCTCACGCTGTTCTCTACGATCGGCACAAGCGCTGTGCGCGGCGTCTACGCCTTCAAGGGGTTTTTGTATGCAATCACCGGCGAGGGTCTCTATCGCGTCAACGGCGCCGGCACTGCAACGCTGGTCTCGGCCTTCACGGTATCGAGCCGCGTGGACATCGCAGATAACGGCCTGGTGATGGTCTTTGTGGACGGGAGCCGCGGCTGGGCGTTCGACGGGACCACGGTTCGGGAGATTACCGAGAACGGGTTCTATCCGTCCGACAACGTGCGCTTTTTGGACCAGTATTTCATTTTCAATAGATCCGGAACTGGTCAATTTTTCTGGTCCGAGACGCTGGCGCAGTTCACCGGATCTAGCCTGGACCCGCTGGATTTCGCCACTGCTGAGGCCGCGCCTGACAACACTGTCGGCGTTGACGTTCTCAATCAGCAGATTTGGCTATACGGCGACGAGAGTGTTGAAGTTTGGTATTCAAGCGGCGACGAAGCGACATTTACGCGGGTGCCCGGCGCCGTGATCGACCGTGGATGCGTCTCTGCGCAGGCTCACATCAAGGCAGGCAACCGGGTTTTCTGGCTTTCGCCGCAGGGCGTGGTCTACCAAAATCAGGGCTATCAGGAGCAGCGAGTTTCTACGCACGCGGTCGAGTTCGACATAACCGGGCGCGACTTCTCTCAAGTCCAGATGTGGACGTATGAGCAGGAGGGCCACATCTTCGTGATGATGACCTTCCCCGACCGGACGTGGTGCTTCGATGTTGTGACCGGAGAATGGCACATCCGCCGCAATATCGACAAAGGAAGGCACCGGGCGAGCAATCACGCCTTTATCTACGGCAAGCACCTGGTCGGGGATGCTTTCACCGGCCTGATCTATGAATTGTCACTTTCGACGCACACCGACAACGGGCGCCCGCTTGTGTCAGAGGTCTGGTATGCGCCGCAGCACAACAATCGCGGCAACATATTCTGGCACAGCTTTGAGGTTGATGGCGATTGGGGATGGAACGACAAGATTGTGGAAACGTCGGCGGTGAGCCTCCCGTCTGTAAACGACGAGCTTTATACCATCGACGGCGGCGTTCTCCCATCGTCTGGGAATGTTGCTTCGTTCACGGCGGCTACCGCTACTAAAACCTTTGGGGCTATAAACGGGGCGCCGTTCTATCGCACGAATTTGTATGGCTTTGGGTCGAATGTAATTGCACTGCAGGGGACCACTGGAGACCGCGATATTGTCGGATTTTACATCGACCTTGAAGAAGAAGGATACGATGCGAGCGTCTATAATATGACGTTCAATCTCACGCCAAGCGGTGGGGATGTCGCTGGGATCGTTTCGCAGACTTACAGCCGGATCAGAATATACCAGGCGAACGAAGCTGGGTCAGGCGAGTCAACTGACGTGACGTATATTTCAAAGGGTATGCCGCCAAGTGTGAGCACGATCGAAAGCGTCTACGATAGCGGGGATCTTTTGATCGGGACAAATTACACCCCAGTGGCGACAATATCCAAGAGATATATTTCTGTCATCTGGGAGGGGTGGAGCACTACCGGCGCGAGCGGCAACGCTCTTGAAATGTTCAATTTTGACCCGACAGTAACAAGGGACGCTGTTTCCGAAGCCGCATCTATTGAGATCATCCAGCCGAAAGCATCGATCGATTGGAGCAATGACGGCGGCTCAACCTGGTCAAACGAGCGCATTCTTGGCGTCGGTCGCGTCGGGCAGAGATGGTATAGGCTCAAGACGGAACGCCTTGGCTCGGCTCGAGACCGCGTTTATCGTCTGCGCATGGACGGCGAGCACCCGCGGCGCATAAGCACTGCAGCATATATGGAGGCGACGCCTGAGCCATGATTTGGCGCGCTACCAGAAAAGACGTGCCGGAATTGGTGAAAATGGGTAGGCTGTTTGCCAGAGCTATTGGCGAAGAGCCACATGACGCCAGTCTTTTAGACTACATGACCGGCATCATTGAGCAAGGCATCATCTACAGAAGCAAGAAAGGCATGATTGGCGGCGTTGTCGTCACTCAGCCGTGGAATAGAAGCCGCCGTATGGCGACTGAGCTTTTCTGGTGGTCTGAGGACCGCAAGGGAATGGCGCTGATGCGGGCTTTTGAGAAGTGGGCAGAGGCGCAAGGCGTGGGCCGGGAATACGTTGTTTTCTCGACCATCGGCGCGCCAGGCAGGACAGACGAGCTAATGGAAAGGCTCGGATACAAGCAGGTCGAGCGGGCCTACAGGAGACACTGAGATGGCGGGCTTTACATCAGGGGCGATTGGCGGGGCACTGTCTGCCGGCACCGGCATTCTGGGCAGTGTATTCGGCGGCAAGAAGAAGAAAAAGGCGGCGGCGGCGCAGGCTCGGGCGATTGAGGAAGCGACGAATGCGGGATTGAACGACTACCGCTCGGCGCGCGATTTCACGATGGATGCCTACGGCCCGCTGGCGACCAATCTTGGGGCGGATTACGCTGGGTTGAGGACTGGCATTCTCGGCGGCGAGTTCGACCCGCGGAATTACGATTTTGAAGCAGACCCCGGATACCAGTTTCGCATGGACGAGGGGCAGCGCGCGCTAGAACGCACGGCGGCTGCTCGCGGCAACCTTCTGAGCGGCGCGCAGATGAAGCAGGCGATGCGCTACGGGCAGAACTACGCATCGAACGAATACGATCGCGGATACAATCGAAACGCCAACGCGCTCGCGGCTGTTCTCGGCCAGCGTGAGGGGCTTGTAGGATACGGGCTTCAGGGCACTGGCGCGCAGGCTGGGGCGTGGAACAATTACGCCGACATGGCCGCGCCGTTCCGCATGCAGGGGGTTCTCGGGACGCAGGCGTCGCTGATGGACAAGGCGAATGCGTCGGCTGACATGTTCGGCGCAATTACCAACGGCATCGGCTCCGCGATTGGTTCGCTTGCCGGTGGGTTTACCGGGTTCGGCGGGACGAGCGGAAGCGGTGGGACAAGTTACGGCGCTTCAAGCACCCTACCCGGCGGCAACTATCAGGGATGGTATTGACATGGTTTGGGTATCCCCGACGCGAGATCC